ACTGTGTCATTTAAATTTCTAGTTGGTATTCTATCGTCGAACTCCTTTTGTATTTGTAATAACTCTTGTAACTGATCAATTGTTAATGTGTTAGTTATTTTCCTGTTCCTCCTCATATTTATAGACAACTTGACCCGTCATAATCCCTACTGCTTCATCAAGATAAATATCTTCTTTGAGTGCATCTTGCATAGCATTAGGTAAACCCTCAAGTATTTCATCAAACGCTTGTGCTTTCTTATACACGTCCTCAATCTCTTTTAGTAATCCCTCTGTGTCATTGCCGTTATACGCACTAGCACTTATAACGGACTGTTCTATTTGTTCACGGTTATTCATTAGTGTCATCCTCCATTTGTCCTAAAAATTCGTAGAACTCATTTGTTCCGTCTAATTTGTCCATTCGGTACAATATAGCACTTGCGTTGATTTTAGCTCCCATGTTTATAGCTACTGCCTTGTTCGCTCTACTCTCAATCTGTAGTTCGTTAAGTCTAAAACGGTAAAATTCGTATCTTCCAAGCAATTCATTTTTGACTGTGCGCCACATGTTCTCCAGCTCTTCGTTACGCTCTCTTAACTTAGCTATATCCACGATAAGCTCATCGCGTTGCTTCTTGTACTCATCACGTTGTTTTCTCATCTTCTTCAACCTAGCGTCCATTACACCTAGTTGGAACCCTGTTTCATAGTTCATTCTGGCACCTCCAGTAACTCCGGATTTTCAAACTTATTGCCCAAGTATTCAATAGTTGGCATTTCACGAACTTCTTCAGCCTCAAAAACTCTCAATAGATGTACGTCGCCAATTATAGTGCCAATAGCGTTTCGAGTGACTACGCCTGTAGCATCTAAATAAATGTATGTTTTATCCCGTTCGATGCCCCACAGTTTCGTTGATACGACTTTTAATATATCGCCCTCGTATAATTCTCTTCCCCACAGATTTATACCAATTGACTGCATAAGTTCTACATCTGCCATTTTCTCAGTCTTTATAAACTCCTTTATAACCTTGCCGTATTCATTTTCTTTAGTTGAATAACTAACTTCGCTATTGTGAAGATCTAACGCCACAACCTCACACATCTTTTTTGTTTCGGTGTCCCATACTCGATATTTCGGCATCATTCTACTACCTCCACTTTTTCGACCTCTATGCTTGCAGTTTTGAATGGGAGTTTTTTACGAGTCAGTTTTAATGCCATATTCTTAGCTTCTTCCTCATTTATACTTTGCACAAAATAATGCTTTTTTATTTTGTAATCACATTTAGATGCTAAGAACTTGATACAAAGACTTACTTTATAGGTTTGCATCATTCTACCAACTCCCCATCTTTCCAAATCAATGTCATCGTCATGTCATCGTTTAAGATATAGAATGCTTTAGTAGGCACACATCTGCCATATAAACATTCTTTTATACTAGTGTTCTCATATAGTGTAGAGTTATAGTCTCCTTCTTGAATCTCGAATAATTCAATCAACCTATCAACCTTAGTCTCTTCTGTAATATCTTCTTCAAATTCGACTTCAAAAGTATCATCAGCTGATACAAAACCTTTTATGATACAATTTCTTCCGTCATAAAGAGAGAAGCACTTATAATCAATATCACTCTTGGTTTGTGGATAAAAATTTCTTCCTGTTGCTAATCCAGGGTTATCCCATGCCCATTTAATTAATTCATCTAATCTCATTTCTTTTTTAACTTTGATTTTCATTGTTATATCTCCTCTTGAACAGTAAATTTATCGTTAATTGATACATATCCAGTCACATTACATAAGATGCTATCAACATGAAAAGTCACAAAACAGTTGCGCTCAACATCATTTGAATAGAATCTTTTATTACCTGATAACTTGGGGTTATCCCAAGCCCATTGGATAAGTTCAGGTAAATTCATTTCTTTTTCAATTTTGATTTTCATTGTTTCCGCCCTTTTAAAATAAAGTTAGTTGCTTCTGTTCCTCATATTCCAAATCACTTTGCTTTATATATGTTTCAAGCTCTTCGGCTGTATCAAATGTCTTTTTCACGCCTTGCCAACCTGGTACGATATGCCCATGAAAGTAATAAGTGTCATTTACTACATGGATATGTGCCACTCGCTCGTTATCCTGATACAGATATCTCTTAGAGCCGAAAAATCGGCTTAAGTATTCTTTGCGTGCGCTATCTGTCATTGTCATCACTCCCACAAGTCAAACACTCTATCGACGTAAAACTTCGCCTTTGCTAAATCCTCATGACCATTCTTTAACGGTGCTCTAGACAAGTATTTGATTGCATTACCTATTGCGAATGCTAATTGTGGTGGATACTGTGCCGTAACTTGTTCGATGAAATCTATAATTTCAATGTCGCCGTATGTGTAATGCGCAGGTTGTTTAACATTGTCTTGTGTTTCATTCATATCTACTTTTCTGTTACTGATTATGCTCATTATGCTTCACTCCATTTCTTGAACATTTGGTTATAAGTGACATCGAACCAGTACGGATCACGTGAATGTTTTTGAGGCGTTCCATCATAAAGCCATGGTCTCAATCTTCTCTTTCTTTCTTCTTCATATTCCGCTCTCACATTTCGTTGGTATAGGTTCAAAATCGCTTTTTTTCTGATTTTTTCTCTCTCTTTTTCTTCATCTTTTATTTGACTCTTCATATATTCAACTTCATCTTTAGATTTTGAGTCTTTTCTTCCACACAATAATTCATCGCCGCGCATTTTATGTTTGTATCTGTATCTAAGAAGTTCTGGAGATATATGATATTTTTCTGAAACTTCTCTCAATGTCATTAGTTTTCCTTTGATACGCACTCTTATAACTTTTCTTCTAGCCATCATTCCACCTCTAAATCTAAAACCTTGATATTTATAACGTTATATTTTAATAGTTCACCTGGATTATTAAATAAATAGTCCGCCAAATCTCTTTTTCTTTATCAATCTGATTGTAATTAACACTTTCGACTTCTGTAGGAATTCTAATGTCAACAGAAGCATTGATATAAGCTTGATGTTGCATTCAATCACACTCCTAATCCTTCATATAAAACGGAGAAGTAAACCCGTCACTATTCAAATTCAATCCTTTTGCCCAATCAACAGGCTTATTCATGATAGTTTCGATTTCCTTAAGTCCATTTGAACCTCTAGGTATTTCTACAATTACTTCATCATGGACATGTCCAACTATTTTAAAACCTGATGCTTCAAGCCTAGCTATAGAAATCGCAAGTAAATCCCTTGCAGTTGCTTGAACAATATTCTCGACTAACTTCCCACCATACGTTTTTAACTTTGACCATTTACGGTTAAGATCTAAGCCCATAAATTCAACAACTTGACTACCCCAACTATTTTCACCAACTGAAGCTTTTGGATAAGCTAAAGCTCTTCCACTAGGCAGTTCAATCATTAGAAAACCTTTTTTCATATAAAATCTAAGTCCATGCGTATGATGCGTCTTTCGGGATTTCACAGTATTAATTGCAGCCTCTTGGCAAGCCTTCCAAAAATTAACTATGTTAGGATTTGCGTTACGCCAACTATCAACTAAACCTTGTAACTCGTTTTCTTCAATGCCCATTTCCAATGCACCCATTGCTTTTAAAGCTCCAGCGCCACCTTGATAGCCTAAAGCTAATTCGGACACTTTTCCTTTTTGTCTGAGAGGGTCGCCTTTAGTTATGCTTTCTACCGGTACATTAAACATTTGAGAAGCCGATGCTTCATATATCTTTCCGTGTGTGTTGAACACATCTAAACGCCATTGTTCTTTTGCATACCATGCTATGACTCTTGCCTCTATTGCAGAAAAATCACTTACTGCTAGTTCATTACCTTCTTCAGCAGTAAATGTCGTCCTAACTAATTGACTTAATAAGTCTTGAGGATGAACATTCAGTAATAAATCTAAATCGTCAAAACGTTGTTCTTTAATAAGATCTCTTGCTATTTCTAATTCAGTATCTGAAATATAATGCTTTGTTAAATTCTGAAGTTGTACGCCTCTACCTGCCCATCTTCCAGTACCGGCACCGTAAAATTGAAACAGACCTCTTACCCGTTCATCACTGCACATCATGTCATGCATTTTGTTGTATTTTTTCACACTGGTTTTAGACATTTGCAATCTAATTTCTAGCATTTTTTTAGCTTTTCCTGTGGCTTCTTTTAAGTAATCCTGAACCGTTTTCTTTTGTAAATTAGGTATATCTAATCCTTGTTCATCCTTTAACCAAGCCAATAACTGTGTAGGACTATTAGGATTTTCTAAACCTGTTATATGTTTAGCTTGTTTAAGCAATTCTTCTTTACTCTGCTTATCGAGCACATTAGCTCCTAACATCAATGATTTAGAAAGCTTAATACCTCTGTCGTTTATATGTTGGTCAAAAACCCAATATGCTTGTTCAATTACAGTTACTGGAAAGTCTTTAATTTTATTAGCAATTGTCATTTCTACTTCTACATCTCGAATACAGTAATCTATAAATTGTTGCCATTTTTCAAGATCATGTTCAGGCAAATTTCTTGTTCTTCCTCCATTAACTTTTGTTGGCTTACAAGGTATAGAGAAATAACGAATTAAATTTTTACCTGCTTTATCTTTTTGGTTTTGTAGTCTTAAAACTTCTCCAACTTTATCAAGCGAAGCAGGCAAGCCAATACGCATTGAATTAACCATTGTGCAAATCCATTCTTCAGGTGGCATCTGTTTATTAAAATGTTTAGCAAGACAAGTTCTTTCGAAATTAGCATTGAATGCATACTTTTTTACAGCAGGGTCAAATAGAGCAATTTTAAACGTCTCATAATCAGCGTGAAAAGGCTCATTATCTACTTTAGTCATGTCAATCGCACTAATCGGTCCACCATCTATTGAATAAGCTATAATTAAGATTTCGAAATCTTCAGCTTCTGTGTATTTATAGGCACCACATTTCGAAATATCGTTACTGCTGTATGTTTCAATATCTATATTCATAAATTTCAAATTCTTGACACCTCAATTTCTTTAAAATTAAAGTGGGGCTAAAAACCCCACCTATTGACTTATAAGAAATCCTCATCATCAGTGTCTAATTCATCAAAATCATCTTCTGCTGCACTTGCACCGCCAAGAGGTTCGCCTTTTTCTACAAGTTGAATGTTGTTCAATCCAACTGCGATACCCTTATTACCATTTGTGTTGAATGGAAATAAATTGATTGAAGCTCTAATATAGTCACCACTTACAATAGTTCCAGAATCCGTTAATCTAATTTTGTTTTGGTCAATAATACCAGGTGCTTGTTTGCTTGATGCGTTAATAAAATAAGCGTCTTGATAATTCACATCATCTTCTCTTTCAGTATCTCCATCACGTAATGGAAGTTTCAGATTTGCAGGAACTTTGCCTCCAAACTTACTAACTTTTCCTTCTTCTTTAGCAGCTTCTATAGCTTGTTCAATGGCTTTTATCGTACTTGTATCTGATTTAGGAATGATTAAACTGATTGAATACTTTGCTTCTTGCCCTTCTTGCATACTGTGAGGTTCAAAAATATGTGCATATGATGCTCTTACTTTTCCTGTAATCACTTTAGTTTTATTTAATACTTTTGCTTTCATGTTTATATACCGTCCTTTTAAATTTTTATAGTTTGTCAAAATCATCTTCAGCAGATTGCTTTATAGCTGGTCGTTTATCAGACTCGGTAGCAAGTGTTAATTTACCTTGTGGCTTTTCTATAAAGCCCTCTGTAATTTTAGAAAATGCTTTTTTACCAATTAATTTTTCTAATTTCGTAATGCTAAGTAACTTGGTTTCTGTAATATCTTCAGGTTTATAACCCGCTTCAACTAACTTTTCAAGCATTGCTTTTGTATCAGTTATCATTCTTCGTGAACGACCTTCTACAAGCTTCCAACCAGGATAGTTTTTATCATTTTCTTTCGCTTGATTTAGTGCATATTGTTCTACTTCATCAGCCCATTTTTTGATATCAGGCAGTTTATATAAAAGTTCTGCAATCTCTTCATCACTTAACAAATGTGGTGGCTTTTGAGGCACATTTTGCATGTATTCTGCACGTGTTCTACATGAATGATTTATCTTACAGAATCTACAATGACTACCTGCTTTAAACTCTCCTCCACCGTTATAAGCAAGTCTGGCTAATGGTTTAACAAAATCGGTTCCCCATTGAAGTAATCTTGATATTGGTAACTCTTCAGTAGAAAAGTTATCTATTCGTGGTTGTATGATAGTCATGCGAACTGTATGAATGTCAT